CATAGCGTCACGCTTGACCACGTACCTGTCAAGTTTGAATACTTTCATGCCGCCTTCTTTTGGCATATAAAGCAGTGCGTTACCTGTAACAATAAGTTGTTTCAGTGCTTCAAACACTGGTACTCTCATTGCTTCAGATTCAACCTCTTGCATAGCGGCTCGTTCAATGCGAGATAGAGCTTCCTCTACCGCACCACGAGCTTCAGCCCCTGCCAATTCTTGTACATCAAAGTCATCAATAGTAAGACGAAAGAATGGACTGTTAGGTGGAAGGAGTGCAAGTAGTAGCTTGGATGCTAGGTTGTTTACACCTCTAGCTCCTACACCCTGATAAGGTGTTTGATAAATAGTACTACTACTGTGTCCATCAGGGGGCAAGAGTGTAGGAATTGTTAGCTCTGCTGACTCACGCCCACGGTGTAGGAAGGTATCTCTACCTGTCTCACACTGTGCGTAACGCTTTGCCGCACTGCCTTCAGTATTCTCTAACATATTGTTACCCCTTACGTGGATACATTTACTCCATTACCAGAGCCTGAACCGCCCTGTCCACCGCCAACTGACAGTGATGGGTCTTTAGGAGCTACTTTTAGTTTACCTTTACCCATCTTCTTCTTACCTGCTTGCTGTGCCGCAGTGTCTACTTCAGCTAGTTCTGTTTCAAACTCTGGTGTAGATGCAGTTACTGGTGGTGCTTGAGCAACTTTTACAGGTGTTGGTGATTTTGGTGATGACATACACATTGTCGTTAATCCTCATTCTGGTTGTACAACACTTCCAACTGTTGTATAATACTCTGCTGGCCTTGCAGATAACTAAGTTCCTCTAAGGAAACTTTACTAATTGGAAGTTTATCTGGATATTTTTCCTTGAGATGTTTAATTAATTCTATAGATGGAACTGGTTCTTGATTGAATATGTTCATAATTAATTGCCTATAGGTCAACTTTAGAAATAGGGGGCGATTAAACCCCCTAATCTAAACGGTTAGATGTCTACAATTTCACAAGCACCAGCCGTACAAGCTAGAGTTTGTGACCCTGAGGTGCTGTCTTCTTTCTCATATAGAGCAAGAGATACCCAATCAATCGTCTTAGGCATCTGTTCTTTAAGTGTTTCATACTGTTCCTTGTCTATATCCTGATACGGTGCTTGTGCATATGTATGGTCACTGTGTGGTAGGAACGAGATACCAGAGCATATGTCAAAGTTCTCGTACACCCATGCTCCCACTTCCATCCACTCAGCATCACGTACTGTGATGGTTACAGATGGCTTGTGTTCACACCATGCTAGTGCGTATGTCTTCCACAGGTCAAGCTGTTCCAGTGCAGTCATGTCGTTACGAGTGATAGCACCCATCGGTGAACGCATAGGGAAGCTAAACACTGTAGTAGAGTCTGGCTTCATTACGCATGGTTCAGCAGGGATACCACTGTCCTTCATAAACTGTGTCAGTGGGTCTTTGTTATCACCACGAACTGTGCGGATGTAGTACTCACTGTGACGTGCGTGGATACCAGAGGCACTATCAACTAACTGTGACACTGTACCAGATGGTTTGACACAGGTGATAGCGGCTGATTGCTCGATGCCAAACTCTTTTGCATACTTAGCGTTAGTGTCAATGGCTACCTGCTTCATCTCAGCTAACCAACGTGGACTATCTACAGACTTAGACAGTAGCCTGTTGTCCATGATACCTGTCAGCGACACACCTAGTAGTCGTTCTTGTTCTGTGTTCTTCTGCCATACCTTACGTAAGTAGGGCATCTTAGTGAACGTAGATTGGATAGTGCCTAGCAGTGTAGCTAGTTCTACCTTACGCTTCAGTGTGTCTAGGTTATCTGTTTCACGTACAACTACCTCAGTCAAGTTACAGAACTGGTAGGGACGTAGGATAATCTCAGAGCATGGGTTAGTACCCCACTCGTGTCCTGTTTCACGTCTACCGTTCTTCTCTACGTGCTTGTCTGCGGCAACACGGCTAAAGATACCACGCTCACCTGACTTAGATTCTACGAGAGATAGCCACTCACGGATGAATGTCTCCATGTCAGGCTTCTCTGTGTAGGCGGCAGAGTTATTAGCCAACGCACGTTGACCCTCGTTTTCCCACCATGAGCCAGACTTGGCGTGTGCCATACGTGTGTCACTCAGGTTAGACAGGCTAATCATAGCTGACCTACGTACACCACCTACGACTACCACCTCACCAATCTTACACATGATGTCGTGGCACTCAAGACTGTTTAGTTTACGCCCTGCCGCACCCTTGAACTTGGCTACGGTAAAGTCAAACAACTCAATCAGAGGTTCAGCACCTGATGCACGTCCCCCAAATGTCTTGAGCCTTGCACCTGCTGGACGTACCTTTGATGTATCCCAACGAGGTATGATGCCTGAGTACAGGCTACTAATCAGAGAGTGTAGTGCTTTAGCCCATCCCTCTTTACTGTCTGCAACGATGATAGGGTTGTTCTCTGTATCAAACTGTTTAGGTACTTCAGGTAGCTTGGTAATAGACTGACGTTCTACTGAGAAGCCTACGCCTGTACCACATAGTAGGATATACATAGCCTCATCGAAGGCACGGATATGGTCTACTGGTAGGTATGAACAGTTGTAGATACAGGTGTTGTCACGCTCTGCGGCTACCCCTGCTGTCATCAAGGCTCTCATAGAGGGCATGATGTCTAGATTTAGGATGGCATTTTCTAGGTCATCCCATGTTTTGTTAGGTAGTTGTACACTCTTTGCTACGAAGTTGATGTACCTTGATACAGTCTCACTCCATGTCTCACGTCTGTTCTCTTTCTCTAGCCACCGTGCGTAGCGGCTAGTAGCAATGAATGTCTGGTAGTCTGTTGGTAAGTAGTTGTTCATCTTACGTCACCCTCACCGTGTAACTGACCTCGTTGTTGCCTGTCTCTTACTTTGTCAATGTTCTTGTTAGCTACCTCAGTGAGAGAGATGCCACAGTCATGAGCTAGGTTGGCTAGATACCACAGTACATCACCCATCTCTGCCTCAATCTTTTCCTTCTGTTCTGCCAGAGGAATACTATCACGCATCATCTTCTTAATCTTACCTGCTACCTCACCTGCCTCTTCAGCTAGGCCAAGGGCAGGGTAAGAGATTTGGTATATCTTGGGATACACGGCTGTAGTTATAGCTTTCTTTTGGTACTCATCAAAGTTAATCATTACCAGTTTACTCCTTCTGTCTTCTTCATTAGTTCTATCATCTTCTTCAGATACCAGATGGCTTTCTCTGCATCCTGAATGGGGTTGTTCTTCTTGAACATACGAGAGCCAGTGTATTTAATTACATTACCCTGACAGTAGCTCAAAGCTTCATACTCACCTAGTACATCCACGATGTAATCAATGGTTTCAATCTTACCTTCAGCGTAGTGGGGTGGACTGTTTACCATATCGTCAAGCATTGACGGTTGCTCTAGCTCATCCATAACTTTACCTCTCCTGTATCTGTATCGTATTCACCGTCACGTAGGATACGTGCCAGCCTTGCTTGTTCTATTGCTACATCTTCTGATAGACCTTGTTTAGAAAACGCAGTGACCACTGTGTCCCATGAGCTATTAACTCCAAGAAGTTTATCGGCAGTAACAGAGCCAACTTTAGGACAGCCTTTGTAGTTGTCTGTGCTATCACCAACAAGAGTTTGGTAATAGAAATTATAGTCTGCACCATCTTGGTCTTGTTCATATACTTCTCCATCAATCCAGTGTTTAGCAGGGATTGTGAGTAGGTCTTTGTCCTCTGACCATATGATGGTATCTGAGGTAGGGTTGCTACCAAGTATCCCAAGGACATCATCAGCCTCCAATCCTTTATAGATTATTGTGTTGTAGTTGTCAATCAGATACTGCCTAGCCCAAGGTAATAGCATAGGCTTACGCACATCTGTCCTGTTTGCTTTATAGTATGGTGCTACCTGTTTACGAAAGTTGGTCTTGTCTGATAGGGCAAGTACACAGTCTTGTACAGGTGCTTCATCTGTCAGCTTGGATATCTGGTCATCAAGTCTTACAGCTACCTCATCTTCAAAGCAGTGTAGTGTCCATAAACCATTACCCCAATTTACTGGTGTCTCAGCAGAAGCACAGGCTTTGAAAGCTACTATGTCTGCATCAATAAGCAGTAGGGTCATCGTCATTATCCTTTCTTAGTTCTGGTTCGTCTTCATCTTTTAACTGTGACAGTGTAACCACTTTGATACCTGTCATCACTTGTACGTAGTCAAGATATGATTCAACAATCCACTTGATACATAGTACAAAGGTGACACCTGCAAAGCTTATGGTACACACCATCTTGAAAAAGAAATCAAAGTCCATGCTGGATACACTCCTTTGCCTGACCTACTGACATCTTGAACCACTCACCCCTACGCTCTGCAATCTTACCAGCTTGCTTGTGAGCAAGGGCTTCTGTCTTACGTCTGTCTTCTGTAGACACAGAGTACATTAGCTTGTAGTCACGTAGTGGACTGCTAGTCTGGTAACCATTGAGCCTATCTTCTGCGTCAATAGCCATGCCAATCTTAACCCACTCAGGCCATGCTGAGTTAGTAATGATGTACACCTGACCTTCTTTACTACGAGTGTAGTTCTCCAAGCTAGAGAAAGCGGCATCGTTGAATGACTTGTACCTACCTGCTTTCCACAGAGGGTGTGACTTAGGTACGTACTTACCATTAACGTACATGGTAATGTTCTTCTTATTGTGTGAGGCTAGTCTACGTCTGCCGTTAGCTTGTCCGTAGTACCACCACTCACCGTCTTCAAAGACACAGTTAATGTTAGTGGGTGTCTGCCCAGTTGCTTCCGTACTTGTAGTCACTGTCAAGTCTACATCTGAAGTTGAACTGCTGTTCTGTGTCTCGCATACATCGTTGAATAATTCTGCCTGTCTCATCTTCTTGTCCCTTCTTAACTAGTAGCTGTACCTCATCGTGTACAAACGCTACGATTGTTGCATCTAAGTTAGCTTCCTTGATAGCATCGGCAATGCGAACATACCAAGTTTTACAAATGATTGCGCCACAACTTTGAAGTAAAGTATTAAGTGCCGCATGACTGTGACGTATGGGTATGACACGTCCGTCAAGTCCCTTAATCCAGCCACGTTTTTCTGCCGCATCAGATACGGCATCCTTCAGATACTTTAGTGCAGGTAGTTTAGTTAGAAATTTTTTCTTGATTTTTCTACCTTCACCTGAACCCTTACCAATAATCTTACCAATCTTCTCATCACCTGCACCATAAAGAAATCCATAGATGAATGTCTTGGCGTTGGAACGAGTAGGTAGACCAGCCGCTTCTTGGTTGGTGGTATGCACGTCACCCTCAAGGACTACCTTAGAGTAACTACCGTCATCATAGGATGCCATGTAATGAGCAAGGCAACGTAGCTCAAGGCCAGAAGCATCAGCACCCAGAAGACTGTACCCTTCGGGGGCATGAAACAAAGACCGACACTCAGTGCCATACTCTGCACCCACACTAGGGACTTGGGCAACATTCGGATTGTTGTGCGTACAGCGTGAAGTAACTGCACCCATATGATTGACACGTCCATGTATCTTACCATCCTTCTGTAGTTTAAGCCATGCTTGTTTGCCAGTACCAAGCTGACCGATACGTTTATTGAGTAGTAGGTACTCGTTCAGTAGTTTAGCCTCAGGCATATCAATACCTGCAAGCACTGTCTCATCTACCTTAGGGTCACCGTT